TAAGAAAATGGTGGATATGTATAAAGATTTAGAAAAAATTATGAAGACAACTAATGGCAATCATTTTGGTTTTGATAATATGCAAATAACTGAACCTGCACAATATACCGAATATCCTGAAGGTGGATTTTATGATTGGCATATTGATAATGATGTTAATTGTGCACACGAACCGCCTGTAAGAAAAATATCTATGACCTGTTTATTATCTCCAGAATCTGAATTTGAAGGTGGGGATTTAGAATTAATGTCAGAAGGTAAAGTTGCAAAATTAAAACAAGGACACGCTATATTCTTTGCATCCTTTATAAGACATAGAGTTAAACCAGTTATTAAAGGCAATAGAAAATCTTTAGTTATGTGGTTTGGAGGTACACCTTTTAAATGATTCGAGAACTACATTTTCCAACACCTATTTATATATTGGATCATAATGATCCATCGTTAAATGTACAATTAGAAAAAGATATTTTAAATTGGATGAATCAAGATAAAGGCGTAACAAGAACTAATGTTAAAGGTTGGCATTCAACAACAGATATGCATTTAAGACCAGAATATAAAAGATTAGTTGATGGTTTATATGAAGCACAACATAAGATTTATATAGAAGAACATTTAGATTCAGAACCTTATTTAGGTAATATGTGGGCCAACGTCAATCCTCCAGGTGGAATGAATCGTGCTCATCAGCATCCTAATTCATTATGGTCTGGTGTGTATTATGTTAAAGCACCTAAGAACTCTGGACGTTTAAAAATAGACGATCCTAGATCATCTGCTTCTATGGTAAGACCTAAACAAAAACCAGGTCAACTACCACCAAGACTTTACAGGGAAACACATTATGAACCTAAAGCGGGTAGGCTTATTATGTTTCCATCTTGGTTAATGCATTGTGTGGATCCTAATGAATCGAATGAAATTAGAATATCGGTATCCTTTAACTTTTTACAGAAAGGTATGTTTGTATGATTGAGGATAGAAAACAATTTGGACAATTATTAAAAGATAAACAATTAAATGGTTATGGTGTAGAGCTTGGTGTTGCTACAGGTCATTTTTCAAATCACATATTAAATACATCATCATTAAAAGTTTTATTTTCAATTGATAGATGGAATGATCATCATACCTATCAAGAGTATGTAAGAGCAGCTAGTATGTTAAGTCAACATCGAGAAAGAAGTGTCATTTTAAAAATGCCTTTTGAAGAAGCAATACATTTATTTAAAGATGAAATATTTGATTTTATATACATAGATGGCTATGCACACACAGGACAAGATGATGGTCGTACCTTAAATGAATGGTGGCCTAAAGTTAAAAAAGGTGGTATATTTGCAGGACACGATTATTCAGTTGAAAGCTGGCCAAAAACTGTAGAACAAGTGGATAAGTTTGCAACTAGTAATAATCTAAAATTAGAATTTACAAAAGAAAATTTTGCATCGTGGTATTGTATAAAATGAAAGTACATAAAGATCAAATCGTATTCAGAGAAAAGCATTTACAAACAGAAAAAGGTAGAATGCTTCAAACTAGAAATGAAAAATGGAAAAAATTAAAAGCTGATATTGAAAAGAATGGAATTATCAATCCTTTAATATGTACTGAAAAAGATGGCAAATATAGATTGTGTATGGGTATGCGAAGATTTATTGCAGGTTGTATATTAGGTATAGAAGAATATGAAATAGAAATTGTACCTGATGAAGAAGTAGATACATTAATGAATGCAACCAGTAAATATATAACTAAACATAAAGATGGAACGGATTTATCATTATGACATTTCAACAACAAAAATATCAAGTCATTAAAAATGCAGCTAGTTATGAACTTGCTAATTTTATTTTAAATTACTTTTTACTTAAAAGAGATGCTGTACATTTTATGTATAAAAATAATATTCATTCACAATCTCCAATGTTAGGAACTTGGGGAGATACACAAATACCTAATACCTTTTCTTGTTATGGTGATTTTGTAATGGAAACTTTATTAGTAAAGATGTTACCTGTGATGAAACAACATACAGGTTTAGAATTAATTCCAACATACTCTTATGCAAGAGCATATAAAAAAGGTGATAAATTAAGAAGACATAAAGATCGACCAAGTTGCGAGATATCTTGTACCTTAAATCTTGGTGGTGATCCATGGCCAATATTCATAGATGGTACTGGAGCGAATTCAGTTATTGATGAATATAAAGAAATACATAAACCAGACGCTCCAGCAGGCACAAAGGTATTGCTTGATGTAGGCGATATGTTAGTATATAGTGGCTGTGAACTCGAACATTGGCGAGAGCCTTTTGACGGGAACATTTGTGGCCAAGTATTTTTACACTATAATCACGTAAATGGCCCATTTGCTGATAAAAACAGATTTGACGGAAGACCTATGTTAGGTCTACCATCATTTGTAAAATAGTTTAGTTCTATACTAACCATTAATAGTATTGTAAAATAGGCTATGGCTTTAACTAAAATACCATTTAGACCAGGTTTTAATAAACAAATAACGGATACTCAAGCTGAAAATGTATGGGTAGATGGAGATAATGTCCGTTTTAGATATGGTCAACCTGAGAAAATTGGAGGTTGGTTACAAATAAATGCAGATACTTTAATAGGGGTTGCAAGAGCTCAACATACTTTTACAGATTTAGATGGACGAAAATATTCAGCTATCGGTACTAATAGATGTTTATATGTTTATTATTCTGGTGATTTTTATGATATCACTCCAATAGATCCTGATAGACAACAAACAGGTGCAGATATAACAACTACAAATGGTTCGACAACAGTTACTATTACAACAACTGCAACTCATAATTTAGAAATAGGTGATATACTAACGTTTGAAAATGCAGGTTCATTTACTGGTGGTCAAACAGATTACACTGCAACTGACTTTGATGATATATTATTTGAAGTAAAAACTGTACCAAGCACTACAACATTTACAATCGAAATGCCAACAGCGGAAACAGGAACAGGGGCCACGAATGACGGAACTTTAGATCCATTACCTTATATTGAAATAGGTGGACTTGTACAAACTTTAGGTTATGGCTGGGGTGCAGGTAGATGGGGACAATCTACTTGGGGTACAGCTCGGTCAGTATCTGATACGAATATTGATCCAGGATTTTGGTCACTTGATAACTTTGGTCAAATTTTAATAGCAACTGTTCACAATGGTAGAACATTTAAATGGAATCCAATTTCAGCAGATGCAACAGCATTAACAACAAGAGCTGTAAGTATAACTAATAACCCAACAAAATCTGTAATGACAATTGTATCCGATCGAGATAGACATTTAGTTCATCTTGGAACTGAAACTACTATTGGAGATCCAAGTACACAAGACAAAATGTTTATACGATTTTCTGATCAAGAAGATATAGAAGACTATCAACCGACTTCTGTTAATACTGCAGGTACATTTAGAATTGACTCTGGTTCTGATATCAGAGGTGCTGTAAAAGGTAAAGATTATACTTTTATTGGTACCGATACGTCTGCTTATATTATGCAATTCGTTGGGCCTCCTTTTACATTTTCAATTAGACAGATAGGATCTAACTGTGGAGTTATAGGACAAAATGCAATGGTGTTTGTAGATACAAATGTTTACTGGATGTCTGATGAAGGAGGATTTTTTGTTTACGATGGTTCAGTTAAAAAGATGCAATGTTTAGTAGAAGATTTTGTATTTCAAACAACAGGTGATAATCCAGGTTTAAACTTTAATGCAGGTCAACAAGTGTATGCTGCACACAATAGTTTGTTTAATGAAATCATTTGGTTTTATCCAGATGCATCAAATCAATTTGCTAATAGAATGGTTGTTTACAACTATCAAGAAGGTACATGGACAACAGGTACTTTAGCAAGAACATCTTACGCAGACAAAGTAGTTTTTGATAAACCTTATGCAACTAAATTTACCGACAGCTCAACACCATCTTTCCCAACTGTAAATGGTATATCTGCATCACAAGGTAGTACAATTTATTACGAACATGAACAAGGCGTTAATGAAGTAGATGCTAATGGTAATAAAACAGCTATAGCTGCTTATATTAAATCAGGGGACTTTGATCTAGATGTAAACGGTGATGGAGAGTTCTTCATTAAAATTAGAAGATTAGTTCCTGATTTTAAAGTATTAGATGGTAATGCAAAAATTACCTTAGATTTAAGAGACTATCCAAGCAATACTGCTTCGTCTTCACCTTTGGGGCCTTTTACGATAGACTCCTCTACAAATAAAATTGACACCAGAGCTAGAGCAAGACTTGCTGCTTTAAAAATTGAAAATGATTCAACTGATGAAAACTGGAGACTAGGTTTATTTAGATTTGACTTTCAACCCGA